GATAAAATCCTCTAAGTATCATTCCATGGTTTGGAATGATGAAGTCGACACCGTGTTTCCAGCCGATAGATTCGCTTTCGCGAGCCCGCTCGGTTGGGTCGATGAAGGACAAAACTTGCCATACGATGATAATCCATCATCTCGGCTTGTTGCTGTCCCTAAGACATACCTCAAACCTCGGTTAATAGCCGCCGAGCCTGTCTCTAAGATGTGGTGCCAGCAGAACATCTGGCATTACTTCAAAGAACGGGCTGAGGCGACCTGGATCGGTGACTTCATCCGTTTCACGGACCAAAGTCAGAACCAGAACCTTGCGCTTGAGGGATCGGAAACTGGTCAATCGGTAACGATTGACCTTTCAGAGGCATCGGACAGAGTAACTACTGACCATGCCTTGGCTTTGTTTGTAGAAGGAAACTACCGACTACTGCAAGCACTCCGATCAACACGGACCCGTTACACGAACATTGATTCCGACGCGACTGGTTCTCACCAGATCGTGAAGTTATCAATGTACGCTACAATGGGTAACGCCACAACCTTTCCGGTAGAATCCCTAGTCTTTCTCTGGATTACCCTTTCGGCGACCACGTTCTGGTGGTCACTTAAGGGAGAGAAAGTCAAGATTTGGGACTTATACAGACAGGTGTCCATATTTGGGGACGACCTAATCGTGCCTAAGTACTGTGGGGATTTCGTGATGGACTGTCTTGAATCCTTTGGGTTCAAGATCAACCGCGATAAGACATTCTCAGAAGGAAACTTCAGAGAGTCTTGCGGTGTTGACGCCTTTGGTGGACACGATGTCACACCAGTTTACTGGCGCGGTCCTCTCGGAAAGAATCCAGAGTCGATCGCATCATATATAGCTACGCGGAACAACTTCTACAATAGAGGTTGGACATGTGTAGCACACATGATGGACTCGACCATGCGTAGGCTTAAAGTCGCCTACGTCCCGGTCGATTCTGGGTGCCTCGGTTTAGAAACACGTTGTAAGCTCGTCGGGCGGGGTCCTTTCAAATCCCGCTGGAATGAAGACTTACAATGTGTGGAGTTATTGGTCCCTCAGATCTTAATGAGGTCACCAGTAACGCGAACCGATGGCTGGGCAAC